ATTCCTTAAATGTATTAATTAAATGTATATTATTAATAATAGTAATACTGTGAATATGTAATATTATTGTTTTTAATGCTTCCTGCTGGTTTTATTCTAGTTTTACAGTATATAATGCTTTTAATGCCTTAAATGTAGCATAAATTATATAATTTAGTCTAGTTTTATATGCTTTTATTAATAAACACTTATAAAAGTAGCATAAAAGTCGCTTTCTGCATTAATAATGATATATTCGCAGTATTAACATATTACTATTATTAATAATATACATTTAATTAAAACATTTAAGGAATGAAAATATAACAATAATTTTACATATTAATCAAAACTAATAATATATTCTTCATCAGTCCCATAAGTTTTTAATTCTTGATTTGTCTTCCAAGGTCTTGAACGTTTCTTAATATTTGGTTTTATTAATCCTTTCTTCTTGTTTTTATAATAAGTTTTCTGATATTGTTTTAATTTATCCTTGTTATCTTCATAATATACACGTCTATATGCTTTATCAATTATAACAACTGTTTTTTCTTCTTTTTCTTTATGTTCTTTTAGCAATATCTTTTCTTCTTTTGTCATCTTTGTCATTATTATCTTTATTATTTTTTTTATTAAGTTCTTTATTATTAAGTAAGATATTATTATTATAGATAATTAACGGTTTAGTAATTTTATATATTACACTATTATGTGTATTTAGTCGTGGTCTAGTTCCATCAGGTAGTCTTATCTCGGTTTCAATTTCGGTAAGTATAAAAGTCTTTGTTGCTGTATAGGAAAATGATTGTTCTAAACCGTAAAAAAAATCGGCAGAATTGTAGTTCCTTGTGATGAAACCCACACATGGTAGTTTGCTTTTACCATCAGCACCACCATAATATTCTGTATCTGTTCCCCCAGCAATAATTGAACTATAAATTAATAAATATGGATAATCTAATTTACTTGGTAAATCCTGTGCTGCTATACTTGCCTGTTCTACACTAGGTGCTGATGGTAGTCCGCCATTAGTACCCATACCATACAACGGCATATCTAATCTATTAGTAGATGTTGGTTGATATTCTGCTGACGATATATATGCTGCTGTAATTTGCGGTAATGGTGAATTAATATATTTATTAAAAAATGTTGTTGCTGTTGTTTCAAATGTTAAAGGATTTAAAAAGAAAGATTGACTACTTCCATATTCAGGCATTAACTGTTCTATATAAAAACCCATTTTTCCAAACAATGTATCTTTTAAAATATCCCTTGAAAACTTATAGTATTGTTGTTCTGTTTTATCAAATGTGTTATTTCCATATAAACCATTATATGATAAATCTTGTTGTGAGTTATTAGTTCCATATAATGTTATTCCAATAATTGCTAATCCCCCATAACTATCAATTAAACTATCAGGTTGTTGTGGCACATATTCATTTAATAATAATTGTCCAGCAGACGAAACTAATACACCATCTATTGTTAAAGGTGTTCCATTTGATTTTGTATCAACCATTGCTATTTGACCTGGTGTGTTAACATTATAAACTTGTTGTTCTGGATTAGGATTAGGGTCGTTATTTTCTTGATTATTGGTCGGTAATCCATTTCCAATCGTCATAGGTGTATTAAGACCACTAATTGTAAATCTACTTAAACTGGTATCAAATGCTATATTAGGATTCACAGCACCCATCATAACAACACTATTATATGTTGATGGTGTGCCAAAAGCACTTTTAGCACTATATTCAGTATTATATAAATAAGCAGCATTATTTCTTATATATGATGCATCATAACCAAGTTGCATACCATATACAGAATTTCGACTATCAATTTGCCACGGATTTGCAATGCCATTTAATTTAGTATCATAAGATGTCCCACCATTCAATTCTAAATGCGACCTAAATGCTATATATGGTCGGTTGCCAAATTTATTCCATTCAGTATTGTTATCATATGCCCATACAGGAACTACACATAAATTATATTTCTTTGCCATTGCTTGTAATGTTAAAGCGTTATACGTTATACCATCCAAAGTATCAGTATATTCACTATTAAACATTTGGTCAACAGACCATATATCACCAGTCATAGATTCTGCGTGTCCAAATTTTGTATTATCACCTGTATATTGATCTATTATATGTGTATGTAAATTATGAAAAATACTGTTTGTTTGGTCGGTTGCTGGATTATATATTTGACTATCCCTATAATTTGTTGTTATTACTAAACTACTTAATTCTTGGCCATCATTATATTTATTGCCATCATAATGACGTTGCCAACCAAAAGGTTGCGAACCTATGCATGTTTGTGTAGTATCAGTTTCAGCACCGTGGTCTACGTTTTTCAAAATTTCTGTTGGATTAGTTCCTTCGTGGAATGCTTCGTGTACGCCTTTATATCTAGTTCGTTGACCTGGTAAATGTTTAAGTAAATCTGGTCTATCTGAAACCGTTAATGGATATGCTGTGCTAAGTTCATCATAATATAATCCTAAATCTAATGCTACTGCTATATTGTCTGTATAATTTGTTGTGCTCGTATCATAAGAAACATTTGTAGAACCCCAATATTTTTCTGCTTTTCTAAATCCACCACTTATATTTTGAAGGTTTGTTTCTGTAAAATATATATTTGTTAAGATTAATTCACCCCTATCTAAAACAGATACCTGTTGACTACCACCAGCAGTTCCTGGTAAAGACATAAGCATTGCTGGTATCAATCCTGTATTACCGATTGTTTGATTAAGAAAATCACCAGATGATGCGATTTGATTAACACCACTATTTATTTGATTTGTAGGAACATCGTTTGTTAAACCATAAGCAAATTGTCTGAATATACTTATACCTGCTATTCTTGAAGGGTCATCATAACATACATTACTATAATATTGTAATCTTGCACCATCTAAACAATTGAAGTTTTCATATGGAAATGTTGCTGCTCTGCCATTGGTTGGCATAGGTGTATATGTTGGTGTTGCTATTATTGGTGGTTTTATTAACAGGTCTTCGTCCAAAGCATTTACTGATAATACTTCATATTTACTATAATCAAAATATTTCGTTTTTGATGTTAAATTAAATCTATCTGGTCTGTGCATCTGGTCTGTTAATATAGTACCTATGTTATCAGGTGTATTCAAACCTAATGGAACTTCGTGATTTATTTTAACGTTTCTTATATTAAATTTAGGATTTAATTTGGCAGTTGTTTGTCCTGTCGCAACAACATTAGGAATACCATTATACACATTTAAACATGAACCTGTAAAATTATTATCACCGAAGAAATATCTACGACCATCTGGACCTGCAGATGTCTTAGAAGCGAAATTTTGATTTACATAACTATTTACATTTACTTGTTGTAATTTACCTGCAGTTGGTTCTGTTCCACCATCTGCTGCGGACGACAATTCGCACAGAAATGAAGTAGGGTATCCTTGCCCACGATTCCACATTTGAATTTTACTAGGTATACCAGAAGCACCAGTTTCATCTTCTACTGCTAATACTTTAAATGTTAAATCATCAATACCTGGAACTGGTGTTGGTATTGGTATTGCATTATAAATTCCATTTACACGGTATCCTTGACCAACACCAGCAGTAGTTGTATTTAATTCGTAATACATAACCAAATGACCACTTGGCATTTCATTATCATTGTTATATGGACCTGCTCTTGGTAATGCATCATTCCAATCAAATAAATAAGGTTCGCCTAATCCACGATTCATCAATGCCCATTTGTTGGTTAATTGACCAGTAGGGAATAAACTAATATATGTTTTTGTATTTGCAAAAGGAAGTTTTACTAGATTAAATCCAGCATCACATACATAATATGCATAAGTTATATCACACTTGTTATCTGTAAAACCATTCTTATTAACATCACCAGTAAATTCTATTGTAGAATCAGAAGCACCTACTGTATTAATAGCAGAACTTTCACAAGTAATAGTATCACCTGGATTTATAACAATTCCAAAACTGTTAACATTATTAACCCATCTATTTTTATAAACATCTTGTTCTTCATTATTATTATAATTTTGAGTTGCACGTAATCTATTACATTCTAACAAAATATATTTTTCAGACATCTTGTTATATTAAATATAATATATATGTATATATTAATTGTAATATTTTAATTAATCAATATATACCTTAACGGATTTGTTTTTGATAACCAATAACAATAATATAAAACACAACAATTAAATGGAATCATTAATAATATAATAATCATTATTATTCCTTTAAAAAAGGAAAGCAAATATAAATGTTCTGGTTTGCGAAATTATTTACTAAGATATACTTACATAGTAGAACACATAAAAAAAATAAAAAATAAACTATTCTTTTAAAATCTTTTGGCAATTAAGCACTGACTGTAATAGAACCGTTTTTAATAACAAAGATTCTTTCAATACCAGTGAAAATTCGCATTTCTCGTGTAGCATTTTGACCTAATACGGTAGTTCCCTCATCTGCTTGTCGTGAATACACTTTATTTATAATAATAGGTTTAACACCGATTTTAGCACCATTACCAAGAACATTGAACCCAGTAGTAGTTGCGTCATATCCTTCAAAATGACTAGTAGCACGAAGGTCATTAGACACATCAGCATTAGCAGCATTTGGTAATTGGTGTCCTTCAACTTTACCAATACCAACAGAATTTTGATTTGGTCTTTGTCGTGGAACATCTTGTTTATCAGAATCAGCATCAAAACTATAAAGTTGATTAGGAACCATTAAAGGTTTATTAAGAACATTAGTTAATTCATTATATTTTCTTGGTTGAGATGCTAAATTTCGGTCATATATTCGTTGGTCGTTAATTCGTAAGTTAAATTCAGTTGGAATGATTAAATCAGTAGACAAATAATTTCCTAATAGTTTATGATTTTGGCCATTGTTCTTTTCATGAATCATAATATTTCGAACAACTTTACCAGAAACTGCTAATTGTCTTTCAACAACCTGAGTTCCAACACCACCAGTTGGAACTACTACGGATGGAACATCGGCACGTGTTGTAATTAAATCTTCATATAAAACTGACATACCTTGTTCGCTAAGTGTTTGATTTAACATACCATTCATTTTTTCATCAGTGTAATAAAGATGGTCTGACATAAATTTAATATTAGTAGTAGAAACAGCAACTGCTGAATGTGCTTCTTGTCCTTCTGTTATACAAGTAATAACACCAGGGGCATTTGCTGCTTGTGTATTAAAATTAATTTCTAAATAAACATGTTCTTTGATTGCCATAAGTGGCAATTGACGACTACGCATCATAGGAATTAAAGTAGACAGTGGCACAGTAAATAAAGGTGTTGTTGTTGCATCTAAGGTTGGTCTTATAAATTCAGGAACAACACTTTCAGTTAAAGTTGCTGTTGCATTAACAGCAGTGAATAAATCACGGTATCCAAGACGACCAGATTCACCAACACCCCATCGATCACCACAAGCACCTGATTTAACCATATCAACATATGCACGATGTTCAGGGGTTTCAAATTGTCGAACCATAGTTGTATAATAAGCATATTCATCATTAGAAGCAATAGTTTGACCACCAACTTTAAGAAAAACAGATTTTATTAAACCGTGAATACCAGTATTTAATGGAAAGAAATTCCTAGTGTCTGCTAATACACCTAATTGAACGGTAGAACCACCATCAAGAATACCATTCTTTGGTATTTGGAAAATTGCTTGTTGAGCAGTAATAGTAATAGGGTCTAATACTTCGGTTTTTATATTCATATTTTCAACACTTTGTATAGTGCTGACATTTAAAATAGCAGGAAGTTGATTACCAGACATATTTATTATATTGATTATATAATATGTATAGAAATTAATTTTTATTATTTAATTATATTTTATATTTTCTATTTTTTGAAAAAAAATAAATAAAAGGAATTTTTGGATTCTTAAAGAATCCAAATAGAAAAGAAATGTTCTGGTTTGTGGTAAATGATTTGTTATCAAATAAGACTTGTTCTGGTTTGCGAAAATTTATTAGAAAATAAAAAAATAATCTTACATAGTAGAACACATTTAAAAAAAGAAAAAATATAAATCTTTAAAAATCTTTTGGCATAGTAGAACATTGCGATTCTGTTTGGATTCTGTAAAGAATCCAATCATTAAAATTTGCTTTC